TAACTATGGAATCGATGGTGAGAACGATCGTGATGGTACTATCTTAGTTCGTCGTGGTAATCCAGAAGCTGACTTAGGAGCATCACACTATGCACAAGTTCGTATCTCAGTTGGTGGAACACACTACATGAAGGGTATGGCTATGTACGGAGACAATGATGATTTCAAAGGTCTTCCAGATAATGTCAAGTATATTTTCCATACAAACAAACCATCTACCAAGTCACCAGAACAAGTCCTAAAGAAGCAGAAAGACAATCCATTGAACCCATTCGAATCAAGTATTCGTCGTCAAAAGGGTGTCTTCAATATTGTTAATCAAGAAGGAGATTGGTCTGATTATCGAACAACATTGGCATCACAATTCCTATCTAAACAGAACGTATCATTTGTTAAAGAACGTTTACGAGATACATTCAAGCGAGACAAGGAAAACTATGATAGCATTGTTGCAATTACAAACCCAGTCGTTAAACGAAAGCTTCTACAAGATCTTGTTGGTGATCCAAAAGATAAGACTAAGCGTGGCAGTATAGATACAGAACAGTTTCATATGCGTGCAGTTGGTGAGCCTGGTACACGATACAAGACTCTAATTGCAAACCCATGGCTTAAAGCTAATGAAGTATATGCACCAGACTACAATGATGGTGATCATGTTGTTCTTGTTCGATACCCTCATGGTGGTACATTCGAGTTACCAGACCTAGTTGTTAATAACAAGGTATCAAAGTCTAAGAAACTATTAGGTAATGCAATCGATGGTATTGGTATACATCCAGAAGCAGCACACAAGCTATCAGGAGCTGACTTCGATGGCGATACTGTCATTGTTCTACCTAACAACTCTGGTAAGATTAAGTATCGTAAGTCATTGCCTGGTCTAAAGAACTTTGATCCTAATGATTATGAGTTAACTAATTCAAAGGACTTGCCATATGATACGACACGTAAGAACAAGCGTACTGGAAAGCCAGAGAAAGTTACAGTCTATCCTGGTAGACACATTAGTCCACGTGGTAAGCAAACAGAGATGGGTAACGTTTCAAACCTAATCACTGACATGACTATCAAAGGTGCATCCGATACTGAACTAGCACGAGCTGTCAAGTATTCAATGGTTGTTATCGATTCAGAGAAACACCATCTTGATTATAAAGCAGCAGCTGATGCCTACGGTATTAAGTCATTACGGAAAAAGTATATGACGAAGATTAATCCTGATACAGGACGTAAGTCATTGGGAGCTAACACTCTTATCTCTGTAGCTAAGCATGAACAATCAAAGGGTGAAGGTAAAGGAACTCTTATTAATACTCTTGCAAAACAAGGACGTCTTGATAAGATTAACTCTGGTTCACCAGTTGAGAATGCATATCAACACTATATTGAACAGCTTCAAGTTATAAAAAATAATGGACAGAAAGAGTTATCTACTATTGATATTCCAAAGCGAGATCCATATGCTGCAAAGTCATATTCGCATGAGGTCTTATCTTTAAATAGTAAAATCAAATCCATTTCTGCACAAGCACCTCTTGAACGTAAAGCTCAAGTCGAAGCTAATAAAGCGTTCAAAGAATATATTAAAGCAAATCCAACTATATCTACTGATCGTAAGAAATCATTAAGATCTGAGATGTTAAACAATGCTCGCTTATCTAACGGCGTTACTCCATATGAGAAGAAGGTCCATATTACACCTAAAGAATGGGATGCTATTCAAGCTAATGCTATAAGTAAGACTGCACTTGAGAAGCTATTATCTAAGGCAGATATGGATGAGCTACGTGAATATGCAACACCTAAGAATAGGAAAGCTATTAGTCCAGCTAAGTTAGCATCCATCAAACGTATGATGGCAAGCAGCAACTACACACTGGCTGAGATAGCACAGTCAACAGGACTAAGCCCTAATACTATCAAGAGTGCACTGGCTGCTGATGCTAGCAAGTAATACATCTACTACAGAATATAATAGTAGACCTAATAGTAAGGGCCTCTATGTACCTACTACACACAAGGCTACCATGAGTACTATGCCCTGGGTAGCAACTACACAAAGGAAGGAGAGCTAACACAATGGATGATACAGACAAGATGCTAACCACATCAGACAATCCATACGATCCACATGAACAGTATGAACAATGGTTGTACTTCGACACACAACAAGGCTACAACACTCAGTCCTATGTGGCTCGTGTCTACTCATCAAAGCTAAGTGATCCAACATCAAACGAACTAATTGACTCACTAATGAAAGAAACATTTGATGAAATCATTAAAACTAATCCTTTAGGTCTCGAGTATCAATTGGTTTAGAAGAATCAAAGAAAAATTTTAAAAATAAAAAAATAATTTTCAATTTGAATAGGGGAGGGGTCGCAAACGAAACTGCTGCCTCTTCATCGCCCATTCTTTTAAAAATAACCCCAGTGAGGATTTTTGTAACGATTAAGTTAAACTTAACTTATGTTAAACTAAACCTAACCTCACTAAAAGTATAAGGAATCCTAGTTGGATCCCTGTTAGTAGCCTTTGATTTTCTCCGCCCTCAATGGTGTGTAAGGGGCCCATAGAGGATCATGTTGGTCAAAGGTTGCTAACAGAGGTTCAATTAGACATTCCGAGTAAGGAGAAAGCACTATGCCTAAAGATAAAACGATCCATCCGATGAAACCTGCTATTAATTCTGAAGATAGAGAAAAACAACTTGTTTCTATGGCTATGGATGCTGCCCAAAAACAATTCGAAAACGGTACTGCTTCAAATCAAATGATTGTTCACTTTCTCAAGTTAGGTTCTGAACGAGAGAAAACAGAACGAGCAATGCTAGAAGCAAAAGCTGCTGCGATTCGTCAGTCAAGCAAGGGGGATGAACAGATGCAGGCTGCCCTTGATGCTTTTCGTGGGTACCAACCAAAAGGTAAGAATGATCAGGAAGAAGAATAGTAATGAAACGATCTTATTCAGAATTAATAACAATAGATTCATTTGAAGATCGTATAAAATACTTGGAACTTCATGATTTTAATTACCTATCGCCAAGGTCAATCAATCAAGTATTATATAAATCTAAATTATGGATGGATCTACGTAAACAAATAATGATGCGAGATTATCATAATGATTTAGCAATGCCAGGTGTCCCAATTAAAGGAAGATCTCTAATACACCACATTAATCCAATTACTGTAGAAGATATAGAAAGCTGGAATGAGGATAAACTCATTAATCCAGAGAATCTTGTTCTTGTATCGTATGATACCCACGGTAAAATACATTATTCAAACAAGAACACGGAATCACGATTAACGGAGCGTCGTCCAGGTGACACCAACTTGTGGTAGAAAGGAATAAACGTATAATGAGCAATACCATATTAAAGGAATTAAAAATTGCAACAGCAGTAGACCCAAAAGACAATTCATTTGACGATGAAATACAGACGTGGGCCTATTCTGTTATTGGAGACCTATTCCAAGCAGGTGTTCCTTTCTCTAAATTTGAGTTGTCATCTGAAGATACATGGGAGAGTCTTATTCCAGGAGTTAAACCTGAAGTATTGCCATCCATTAAAGCATACTTTATATTTTCAGTACGTCTAAAGTTTGATCCACCTGCTTTAAAATCTTCTTTTAGTGATCTTCAACAATCAAAAGATGAAAGCTTCTGGCGAATTATACAAGGATTAGAATATGACATCAACTGATAAAACATATGCTATGGAAATTGCTGAACTTGAGCACTATGGTGTAAAAGGAATGAAATGGGGAGTACGTCGGTTCAACAAAGCACTAGCAAAGTCAACAAAGCAAGCAGAACAAGCAGATACAGCTCAAAAGATTTCAAATGCTATTGAGGGTACTCATGGATCTGCAGTTAGAAGATTTGCAAGTAGACTTCCACAATCAGTTGCTACTAATAAAGGTACAATGTCCGATAAGGCAGCTCAATTGGCATACCTAAAGACATCAACCAAGCTAAGTAAACTCAGAAAGCGTACATCTGATCCTAAGAAATTAGAACAGATTAATAATGCTCATAAAGAGATACAAGCTAAGTTAGCAGAACAACAAAAGATTAGGAAGTCAACTACAAAGACTATCTCAGAACATCAAATGCGACAATTGAATGACATCTATGGCAAGTACGCCGGAGGTGCTAAAATTGGTCAAGCATTGGGAGCCCTAGATGATCAAACAAAAGCTAGAATTAAGACATTACAAGATGCTGTGGATGTAGCTGTAGCAGTTGCCCCAGTTGGAAAAGCATCTCGTGTTGTTACCAAAGCAAAAGATCCTACTAAGAAAGTATTGTCTGCAGCAGGTAAACTAGCTGAAGGTAAAAATCCACTTCCAAAGTCAGCCCTTGATAAAAAGAAGTTAATTATTCAAGCAGGTCAAATTGCAACAAATCGCAATGGAGAAAGAGACAAAGCTGTCGCTAATATCCAAGCAATAAAAGATGCAAGACGTCAAAAAGCTTCTAAGGGACATGTTGTAACTAAAGAGGAAGCTAAACAAAATGCCAAGCAAGTTAAAAAGGATCAAAGAGAATTCACTAGCCAAGTAGCTAAGGATGCTCGTAAGGATAAGCGTGACGCAAAGAAAGAACAAAAGACTGAAAGTCGTCGTGAAGCCATTGACCAGCTTAAAGGCAGGATTACACCAAGCAAGAAAAAGAAAAAACGTTAGATAGAAAGGAGAATTAATCATGCTGTCGAATTCAGCGGTCCCACGAGAATATGGGAAATTTCGTCAAGCGGTTATTCAGGGTGAAATTCCTGTAAACGAGTTCGTATCGCAACAAATGAATTTAATCGATGATTTGATTAAGTCCCCTGAATACTATTACGACGATACTGCTATAGATGGGTTTATTAAGTTTGTAGAGAACGAGATGACAACAACAGAAGGTGATCCAGTTACCATGTTGGACTCATTTAAGTTATGGGCTGAAGACTTACTGGCTTGGTATTACTATCGAGAAGACAAGTCTTATGACCCAAAGCTACATCGTATGGTATTTAAACGCAGATTAACTAGGTTACGTAATAAACAATATCTAATAGTCGGACGTGGAGCAGCCAAGACCATGTATGCATCATTTATACAAGCATACTTCTTAACTGTTGATCCAACTACTACTGATCAAATTGTTACAGCTCCTACTATGAAGCAATCTAATGAAACCATGTCTCCAATACAGACTGCACTTGCTAGAGCTCACGGACCACTATTCAAGTTTATGACTGAGGGAGACATTAGATCGAATACGTACACTAAAGTTAAGTTAGCATCAACAAAGAAAGGTATTGAAAACTTTATAACGAATAGTATTATCGAAGTTCGTCCAATGAAGATAGATAAGCTACAAGGATTGCGTTCAAAAATAAACACAGTCGACGAATGGCTATCTGGTAAGATTACAGAAGACCCGATTGAAGCCCTTGAACAAGGTGCGTCTAAGATTGATGATTATGTAATCGTGTCTACTTCATCGGAAGGAACAGTTCGTGATGGTGTTGGAGATACTGTCAAAATGGAGCTAATTAATAAGCTTAAAGGTCAATTCTATGATCCACATACATCTATCTGGTACTATCGTCTTGATGATGTAGCTGAAGTAGCGAATCCAGATACATGGCTTAAAGCAAATCCTAATCTAGGAATTACTGTTTCATATGATACCTATCAACGAGCAGTTGAAACTATGGAATCTACACCAGCAAAGCGTAATGATATTTTAGCTAAGCGTTTTGGAATACCAGTTGAAGGTTTTACCTATTTCTTCACTTACGAGGAAACTAAGATATTTGGACACCAGTCTTATGACAGCATGGAATGCACGGTTGGAATGGACCTTTCCCAAGGAGATGACTTTACTGCATTTACATTCTTGTTCCCATTAGGTGGTGGACGTTTTGGTGTTAAGACTCTTTCATTTGTATCAAGCGTTAAGATGTCCAAAGTACCAAAGGCAACACAACAGAAGTATGATCAATTTGTCAAAGAAGGAACCCTAAGAGTGCATGATGAAGTAGTTCTTAATATGGAACAAGTTTTCAAGGAAGTAGTCGATTACATAGAAGAGCATCAGTTTATAATTATGGGAGGAGGATATGACCCATATAATTCTGATCAATTAATCAAACTATGGACTTCTTATTTCGGAGATTACAATTTAAGTACTGTCCGACAAGGAGCTCGTACTGAGTCTGTACCTATGGGAGAAATTAAGAATCTATCAGCAACTAGAAACTTAATATTTGATGAACATCTTATGAGCTTTGCAATGGGTAATGCTATAGCTATTGAAGATAACAATGGTAACCTTAAGTTAGCAAAGAATCGTTCAGATGAAAAGATCGATAATGTTGCTGCTCTTATAGACGCATGGGTTGCTTATCGTAGAAACGAAGAAGTATTCGACAACAATTAAAGAAAGGAGGAATCGCATGTCATTATTTGACAGTATAAAGAATGCATGGTCTGCCTTTACACCTAAGCCAGTTAGTTTTAATAATGGTTTAGTAACAAGTACTCAACAAGGAAGAGGATCTCAGGGTTACTCAACAAGTAGATCTTCATTATCTGGACCAGTCTATAATAGAATTGCACTTGATGTATCAGTGATTGATCTCGTCCACACTAAGACAGATGATTTAACTAATTATTCTGTTCCAATGGAAAGTGAAATCATTAATAGATTAACAAGATCAGCAAATATAGACCAGACGGGAAAGACTTTTATTCAAGATGCTGTATACACAATGATGGAAGAGGGATGCGTTGCTTTAGTACCAGTAGAAACAACAGCAGACCCAGCCGTAACAGATGCATACGACATTAAAGAATTAAGAGTCGGAACCGTAGTTGAATGGTTTTCAGATTCAGTTCGAGTAGATGTATACGATCAAAACGATGGTTTACACAAGCAAGTAATCATGAAAAAGAAGAATGTTGCCATTATTTATAATCCTCTATACGATGTTATGAATGATAGAAACGGAACTTTGAAGCGTCTTACTAAAAAGCTTAATAACTTAGATAAGATTGATGATAATATTGCTAATGGACGTCTTCAACTATTTATTCAATTCCCATATCAGATAGCTACAAAGCTTAAGAAAAAGGAAGCAGAAGAACGAGTAAAAACAATTGAAGAACAAATCAGTAATAGTAGAAACGGTATTGCCTATTTGGATGGTACTGAAAAGATTACAGATTTAGGTCATCCAATAGACAATAATATCCATGATGAAATTGCTCAATTAACTACTCAATTTTACAACCAACTTGGACTATCTGAAAATGTATTCAATGGTACAGCTAAAGAAGAAGAGTTACGAGTATACTACAGTAGAACTATTGATCCTATTGTACAAGCATTTGTAGACGAGATTTCTAGAAAGTTTATTTCTCAAACAGCATATAGTCAAGGACAAAGAATCTCATATCACAGGGATCCATTCAAACTTATGCCCGTTGATAAAGTAGCTACTATTTCAGATACAATGGTTCGTAACGAAATCCTATCAAGAGATGAAGTACGAAAGTTAATTGGTTATGCTCCTCGTAATGAAGAAGGATCGGATGAATTGTCTAATCCAAATATTGCAGCTGTAAACCAAGATACTGCTGGGGCTTCAAGCGATGTTGCTGCACCTGACTCTAAAGATGGATCAGCATTAGATTCCGACTTATAAAAGCATGACCGGAATGTCTATAAACTAAACCTAAAGAAAGGACAATATAAGATGAGCAAAGATTACGATTTTGCTGGTTGGGTAACCAAAAACGATATTCATGTATCAGATGGAACCATTATTCGGAAAGATGCATTTTCTGAAAACAACGGTGGACAAGTTCCATTGGTGTGGAACCATCGACATGATGATCCCAGCAACGTTATTGGCAAAATGCGTCTAGTTAATCGTCCATCTGGTGTATACGGTTATGGTACTTTTAACACAACTCCACAAGCACGAGATGCAAAGACGTCACTAGTCCATGGAGATATCAATGCTATGAGTATTGGAGCCAACCGCATCAAACGTGATGGTCCATCCATTGTCCATGGAAACATCTTCGAAGTATCACTTGTTCTTGCTGGGGCTAATCCTGGTGCGACAATTGAAGAAGTTGTATCTCATGGAGATGGCGAGGATAATAATGCCTACATCACTACTGATGAGATTCTTCATTCAGCTGAATCTGAATTAGATGATGAAACGGTTCTCAATGAGGCAGAGGCAGAGGTACTAATTAGAGGAACAGTGAATAAGCAGAAGATTTTAAGAAGCCTATAGGAGGGCGCGATGTTTAATAAAGAAAAACGCGACGAACTTGTAGGGAGCCTTACTGAAACACAACTTCAAGCTGTGAAGCAAGTAATTAATCCAGACATTATTAGTCACTCAGATGAAGAAGCTTCTAAAGCTCTATCAGAAGAGGAAATCACAAAAGCTCTTGGATCTATGAGCGAAGACCAAGTTGCAGCCGTTCAACAAATTCTTATGTCTGACGAAGAG